CAGGCGTGGAACAAGGTTGACGCGCAAGGCAACCCGATGGTCATGGGTCTGTGGGATTGGGAGAAGTACCTCAAGGGCACTGACGAGTGGGCCGAAGGCGAGGAAGGCCACAACGAAATCATGGGCTTGACGCGCAAAATTGTCGGAATGTTTGGATTTGGTTACTGATGCCTCTTATCTATGCAGGTGGCCGCTGGCGGGACTTACCGGATCGTGACCCAGACACGGGCAAGCGTACTCAGGCTAATGTAGAACCTGCCCGTCGCGGCCTGGCTGGTAAACCAGCACCCGGTCCCGGTCCAAAACCGGGCAGAGGACCAGGCAAGTCACCCGAGGCTGTGCCGATGCCCCGACTACCGATTCCTCCGCGAACTCCCCCGGGAACTCCCCCGGCCACAGACACAGACACAAACCGGGGCCCCAGCGATGCCGACATTCAATCTATGGTCGATGCGGCTGTGGCCGCACAGGCCGAAGCGGATGCGAGCCGGCGGAGAAGCAACGCTTTCGATGAGATGCAGGCAGTTCTGCGTGGTTACGGCATCGACCTAGACGGGACGTTTACACAGTCCCTTCGGGAAATGATTTATGCCGACAAGTCCGATGACGCCATCATGCTGGAACTCCGTGAAACACAGGCGTACAACCGTCGATTCACTGGCATGGCTGACCTGATCGAGCGTGGCCAGTTCATGTCAGAGGCTGAGTACATCGTGCAGGAGCGGTCCTACCGCAACCTCATGGCGCAGTACGACCTGCCTACGGGCTTCTACGACTCGTACGACGACTTCGGTCGCTTCATCGCCAACGGTGTGTCGGTGAAAGAACTCGATGACCGCATCATTACGGCGCAGACAATCCTCGACGAGGACGCTCCAGCGGAGTACAAGCAGGCCCTACAAAGCCTGTATGGCGTGAATGACGGCGACATGCTGGCGTACGTGCTTGATGGGGATAAGGCTCAAGACGCGATCCAGCGCAGGCTACGCACGGCATCATTCGCTGGCGCCGCTGCCCAGGGTGGCTTCGACTCACTGAATGAGAGTCAGGCCAGCGCTTACGCCGCATCATTGGGCGCAGAGTTCGACAACATGACGCAGCAGGAGCGCATCGAACTGGAGCGCCGCACTCAAACTGCGGGTGTCATCGCAGACAGGGATCAGTTCCTTGCCAGTATTGAGGGCGATGACTCGTTCCAGCGGGAAGACCTTCTCGATGTCGAGTTCCTTGGAGATGTAGATAAAGGGCTCGCCTCACAGAGGCGGGCAGAACGTGAGCGTGGCCGGTTCACTGGGCGCAGTGGTGTCGGCAGAGGCGCTCTTGGGAGGCGGCAGGACTACTAGCCGCTAGGGCGAGAACTTGGATAGACCCTGACCTAGAACCCCACGTGGGTAAGTCGGGGTACGTGGGTTCGACTCCCACCTCGTCCACTCCGCACCAGGATCAACCGGCCCCTGGGCGTGTTTAGACCGGCAGCAGTAGCCACACTCCATACCCCTGTGGGGTGCTGTGGACTGCGAAACATCCAGTGATAGGGAGAAAAATGAGCGAGCATGCCAATGAATGGGATGAAGATTTTGATGGTGACGACCGTCAATCCGACAACCCGATAAAGGCCCTTCGCAAAATAGAGCGCCAACAGAAGGTGCAGATAAAAGAACTGACCGAGGAACTTGAGCAAATGAAGGCCCAGGTTCGTGAACGTTCCGTGAAGGACGTGCTCGCGTCTAAGGGATTGAACGACAAAATATCGAAGTTCATCCCTACCGATATGACCTCCGTTGAGGCCATTGAGGGTTGGGTAGTTGAGAACAGTGAAATCTTTGGTGTAACGCCGGATGACGCTGCCGACGCCCAACAGTCCACTGGTACTCAAGACGACCAAGCCCAAGCACTGCAACGCATTAGCGCGTCGCAGGCTCAGGGCGCGGCTCCCACCTCGGACCCCGATCAAGTCGAGTCACTCATCAAGGCTGCAAGTAACCCAGAAGAGTTGAATCGCCTCTTGTTTGGTAACGCGGATGGGCCGAACGTCGCTTGAGGCCGATCTAACACACAACCATTAGGGAGATGTAACAGTGGCTGATGCCTACACTGGTACGTCAGCGATGGCTGGGGTCGTCAAGGCGGCCTACGATCGCTACGTAGAGTTCGCTCTTCGCTCCCAGCCCTTGATGAGGGACCTCGTTACGAAACGTCCCGTGCAGCAAGCAATGCCCGGTTCGTCCGTGGTGTTCTCGCTCTATCAAGATCTGGCTGATGCGACTAGCGCACTCACAGAAACGACCGATCCTGACTCCGTTGCAATCAGCAACGTCACACAGGTAACGGTCACACTCGCTGAGTACGGCAACGTCGTGCTCAACACTCGCCTCCTGGGCGAAACCTCGTTCGCAGACGTCGATCCTGGCGTGGCGAACCTGATCGCGTTCAACCTCGCATCGTCTATTGATGCCCTTGTTACGGCAACGGCTTCTGGCGGAACGAATGTCGAGTATTCGGGCAACGCGACTGCAACCGGCAACGTTGATGCGGCTGACACCCTCGGTGGTGCAGACGTTCGCAAGGTGGTTGCGAAGTTGCGTGCAGCGAACGCTGTACCGAAATCCGGCAGCCTTTACGCTGCCTACACTCACCCGGAGACCGCTCACGATCTTCGTGGTGAAACTGGCGCTCTTGCGTTTGAGGACATTCGCAAGTACACGGGCCCCGAGAACATCCTTCAAGGTGTCACGGGCGTCCTGGGTGGGGCCTTCTTCGTGGAGACCTCCCGCGTCAAGACCGCGACCGACGGTGCATCTAGCGCCAAGGTCTACCGCACCATCGTTTGCGGCGACCAGTCCATTGCTGAGGCAGTGGCCGTGGAGCCCAACGTTGTAATCGGTGAGGTCGTGGACAAGTTGAAGCGCTTCCGCCCGATGGGGTGGTATGGGCTGCTCGGCCACGCCCGTTACCGCGAGGACGCTTTGTACCGGATTGAGTCCGGTTCGTCCATCGCCTAAGCGGTGATCTACGTGTGGGAGCCCTGGCCCTCTTCGGGGCTCCCACACTTCATCTAGGAGTTGTTTTGGCTTACTTGTTTGTCCCACCGACAAGAGATCAAGTGCGAGTCATGGTTGGCAGCATGACGTACGACTTCAACGAAGGCATATCCGTGTTGAAGTCTGGATCGACTTACACGCAGAAGTCAACCGTCAGTCAAGATGATTTCACCAATAACGATTTCGTTTACCAAGGTGGGCACGAGTACGTCGTCACTGATGCGGAAGCGGCTTTGCTTATCGCCGCTGGGTACTCCCCCACTGTCATTACGTAGGAGAGGTTATGGGCAGCAACTGCCGATCCGGGTGTAGAGCCAAGGACTGCGAGTCATACGCGGCTTGTTTGCGTTCTGCAAACCCACAAATGAACGCCAGGACTCGCAACACGATTATGAATCAAACGTATGACAAGACTGACATGGACTTGAAGGCGTACAGGTCAGCGCGTGTAAACGGCATCCAGCCGGAGGGAACGACGATCGAGAAGGTCCGTGCCGCTGAGCAGGCATCGAGAGCCTTGAACCGTCCGTACAACGCTGAGAAAGATCCCCCTACGTCGATGCTCGTAAATAAGCGGACTGTGGAGATGACGAACAGGATGGCTAATGCCAACGATTGACAATCTGGTGGATGACACGCTTGCGATGCTGCGTGGTTACGTCCGTAATCAGGAACAAGTAACGAACCTTTCGGTCGCCATCAATGCCACTGACAAGTCGCTGTCTGTGAGTAATGGGACTCGCATAGGACCTGGACGCATCGAGATCGGTGAAGAAGTCATGGAGGTTGACTCTGTTGACTCCAACACTGTGACGGTCTTCCCATTCGGTCGTGGTGCTGACGGTTCGACAGCGGCGTCGCATGACGCGGACTCGCGCGTGGTTGCCTCTCCCCTGTTCCCTAGGTTTCGTGTGCGGGTGGCTGTTGAGGATCAGGTCCGCCAGGTTGCGAACACTGTTCCAGGTACAGCGACAACGGAGTTCAACTACGACGCTGGCACGAGCGCCTTCAACTTACCGAGCGATGTCTCGCAGGTACTACGAGTCATTGCTGAGCATCCGGGGCTAACTAACTCATGGTCCCGGGTCACGCGGTACAGGGTTGAGAAGCAGGCCGACCCGACTGACTTCACGGGCACTAACTCGATAACGATTCTTGACAATGCCACTCCTGGTAACCCTGTGCGCGTGACCTACACAAAGATGGCACCGGCCACGATGACCAGTAGCACGGACATCACCACTGATCTTGGCATCCAGTCGAGCGTGCGGGACGTGGTTGCTTTGGGCGCTGCGGCACACCTGCTGGCGCCCATGGATGTGGCAAGCCTGGACCCGTCCAGCATTCAAGCCTTGTTCGTGGATGAGAAGAGGCAGCCCGGGTCCAGTGTTCGGCTTGTCGCTCAACTGTGGTCCCTGTACCGGGAAAGACTCGGTGAGGAATTAACCATCTTCAATCGTCAACATCCAGTAAGCGTGTACTCAGAGAGGTAAGGGATGACTCGCTATTACTCATCAACGGCGCAAGACACCACGCTGACAGCGGGTATCTCTAATAGCGCTACAACTATCAACGTCGCAGCCACGACGGGCTTCCCGGCCTCGACGCCGTTTACACTTGTTCTCGACCCGGACTCGTTGAATGAGGAAATCGTTGACGTGACCGGAGTCGCGGGGGTGACGTTGACGGTCACTCGCGGAGTCGATGGCTCGTCCGGCCTGACTCACAACATTGGCGCCGTCGTGCGGCACAGTGTCACAGGGCGTGACTTCACGGAGGCGATGAGTCACCGAGGCGGCTCGGCGGGTGTGCATGGTGCGACTGGCACGGTTGTCGGCACTACTGACTCGCAGACCTTGACCAATAAGACTTTGACTAGCCCGACCGTGAACTCCGCGACGATCACTCTCGGCGCGGACATGAATGCGTCGTCGAACAAGATCACGAACGTTACGAACCCTGCATCAGCACAGGATGCCGCCACGAAGAACTACGTGGACACGGGTGCTGCTAGTCAGGTCGTTGCTGCGGCTACCAGCGCGACAGCCGCTGCCACGAGCGCTACTGCGGCAGCCACCAGTGCAACGTCTGCTGCTAGTAGTGCAACGTCCGCCACTTCTAGTGCAAGCACGGCTACCACGAAGGCTAGTGAGGCGAGCACGTCTGAGACTAACGCTGGCACTTCGGCTACGGCGGCTGCTACTTCCGCAACGGCTGGTGCAACGTCAGCGACTGCCGCTGCTACGAGCGCGACTTCTGCTGCAACCTCCGCGACTACGGCTACGACTCAAGCCTCTAACGCTTCCACGTCTGCTACTGCCGCAGCCACGTCTGCTACTGCTGCGGCAACTAGCGCGACTAACGCTGGAACGTCGTTTGCTTCGCTGGACGATCGGTATTTAGGCGCAAAAAGCAGCGATCCCAGTACCGACAACGGTGGGGACGCACTGGTCACTGGTGCCTTAGTGTTCAACAGCACGTCGAACGCGATGAAGGTGTGGAACGGGTCTTCGTGGCAACTCGTTGATAGCGCGTCTGGCATCAACCCATCCATTGTTGACGCGAAGGGCGACCTCATTGCTGCTACGGCAGCAGACACCGTTGCACGCTTGGCGGTCGGTGCAAACGGAACAGTCTTGACTGCCGCGAGTGGTGAGTCCACCGGGCTTACTTGGAGTACACCAGCAGAAGCACCAGCCGCGTTCAATAGTTTCTTCCTAGTAGGAGTGTAAGAATGGCAACCGCATACAAATTCGCACAGGTTCAGGGAACTGCTGCCGTTGGCACGTTCGCTACCTTGTACACCACGCCCGGTTCGACTGAGGGCATCATCAGCAGCATTATTGTCTGCAATCAAGCCGGTAGT